AAGTCTCTATATGACCCAACAATGCCCAAGATATTAATTCATAAGTTTGGGGTATTTAAGGTCAAGTCACTTCCTGTTCTATCTAAATTAAGGTCTTATAAGAGAATGCTAGATGCAGGAAAGATAACTCAAGAGAGGTATGATGAGCTAGAAACCCAACTTACTATAAATTCTAATAGGATTAAAAATGAGGGGAGATAGTAAATACAGATATGAATTTGAGATATATACAGATATCAAGGAAACCAAGACAATTCCTGTCTACAAGTACCTGTCTGAGGAAGAAAGACAGGAATTTAGGAATATGGGGTATTTTCTAATTCCTAAGAAACTTAAGGTCTCAGAAGAACAAATAGAAAATGTTATCAAAAAAGATGTCTTGATTAGAAGAACTGTTCCTGATATTAGACATGTCTCTATCCAACAGGCCTTGACCCCTAAGGGAAGAATTATGAAAAACAAGTTTATAATTGAGGACAGTACTAGATGGTACATAGTTAAGGGAGACTATTACACATTTAAGTCCTATATAGAAAATCTCCTAGATTCTAGTAATATCAGTTCTACTATAGGATTTACCTCAAATATTGACACTAATATTATCCCAGATGTCGAAGAGAAATAAAGAAAATTTGCTTAAATTTGGGTGGGAAACAGCTACTTACAAGGTAGAAAAACACCCAATTAATCAGGATGGAAACCCAGAAAGATTTATCAACAAAAGGACAATGGCAAGGAAGGCCTTTAAAGCCTTTCTTAGAGGTGACATATACTACACCTATAAAGGACAAAGATTCATTGTTCCTGCCTTTCCAGGAAAGAGACAAGGAGACTTGGGCACGGAGGTACATGAAACTCAGACATCAGAGTGAGTACGGTATACTAGTAAAAGATGTTAGTAGAATTGCACAGTTTAAAGCAAACTATACACTCTATGACAAACCTATCTCCAGTTATGAATTTATAACCCTAGATTATGGATTTAGGGTATCAGAGCTTTTAGAGAAAGTTCCTTTTATGACAGCAGAGTATAGTGGAGAATTTAGTGAGAAGGAGATGTTCCTCTTCCCATACTGATTAGACAAGTTAGTCAAAAGGGGAAATAAATGGCAGGATTAGCAATGTTTGATAAGATGGTTCAACAACAATATGGGAATAAGATTAATAAAATATAGAAACCAAATATTTAGTACTAATAGTGCAGAGTGCTGGGAACCTAAGCCCAAGAGGGAGATGGGTCCAGGACTGTTTGAATTCCCGAAGGACAGTAGTACTATTCCCTATACTCCTAATACTGGTAGTATAAATAGTCTAGTTGAGTTTATGACTGGAATATTTGGAATTGGCAAAGATATTAAAGGAAATGCTGGGCCATTTCTTACTGCTCCTTGTGATGGAGTTATTGAAGACAGACCTAACTTTCAAGAATTTAGAAAATTTAAAACCCAATATTTAATAAATCAACAATGTCAGGAGAATACATAGTAAACACTAAACCATCAGAAATATTTGATCTTACAGATCCAACAGAGTTGGAATCAGTGAGACTCTATATTCAGTATTTACAAGTTCTACAAGCAGGAAGGGTTAAACCAGATAGAGGTGGAACTCATTCTGTAGTGTGGGATTCTTTAGATAATATCCCAGATATAGAAGCTGTGAAAAAGAAAATTTCTTTTCTACTGAATCTTAATCAGGATCTTATAGAAGACTCTAAAAGGGAAATAGAATCTCTTAAGAGAAGTAGATAAACTTAAATAACTAATTAATAATATCAAATGTCAGAAGTATTAGATTTAGCAGTAATAGACACCTTCACCAAATGGTGTGAGGATGATTGGTTTGTGGATCCAACTATCAAACCTCTCTCTAATAAGGTTCTTATTCAACTCTACTATCACTTTGTCCCTATTAAGGTAGATAATGGACTGATAGTAAAGGGAAAAAATAGCTTTGTGGATCATAAGGGAAGGACTATCAATATTGACCTAGGTGATGATGAGAAGCCTAACTTGGGTTCTAGGCTCTTTCCTATAGCTAAAATTCTCTCTGTTGGGAACCTAACAGCCAATTATTCTCATCTAAAACCAGGAGACATAGTATATGTAGATGACTATATCACAGATGCTAAGGTTAATGAAGACTGGGTAGATTGGAGTCTTAAAACTAAGGATGATCCAGAATATGGTAGAAAGATTCCTGAACCCCCACTCATGATTGGAGTTATTTCCAAATGGGAACAATATAGATACAACCTTGACAAGTTTGGTGGTAGGCCACATGTTAAGGATTCTTTTACCTACCTGGTACCAGAAAGTTTCATACTAGCACTAGATGAACAAATTAAGAACACTTATATCTCAGGCTAAATACTATTTCTATCCCTCTAGGTGGAGGGCAGTTTACATCTACCTATTAAGAAGATATCTTAAGTGGTTAGATGGATCTGACTGGACACCAGAGATTCATGAGATAGAACAGTACCACTTCAGACTCCTTGCCTGTGCCCAGTGTGTACGGGATGGGGTTTGTACTGAACCCTGCAAGTGCCTGATTCCAGAAAAGATATGGAACAGAACCGATGAATGTACTGCTGGTAACTGGGGAGAATTTATGACTGAAGAAGAGTGGGAGAACTATAAATCCCAATTTGGTGTTAAGTTTTTACTAATTAGAAGATTGTCAAAATAGACTGAATCATGCTAACCTTTAAGAATACAGATTTTATCTTTCAAAGAGACCTTACTTTAGGTTCTAAAAAGAACATAGTAGTGTGGGAATTTGAAGGAGATCCTAAAGAAATTCAACAACTAAAAGTTGGGTGTGGTTGTACTGCAAATTGTAGGGTTGAGGGAAATACAGTCATAGCAGAATACGAAGATCAATCTGGACCTAAAGTGGACCCTACAAACATTGATAAACTATATCCAACTGGAAAACTTGCATTTAATAAAAGTATAAATGTGTATCTAAGAGATGGAAAACCATTAAAAGAATTTAACGACAAGGGTGTAAAGGTTGTTAATCCAAACAAATCTAAAATAGTACTTACCTTCAAAGGGAGTGTTGATTTATCTCCCCTTCTGACTAACTCGTCTAATAGTTAGTGGGTTCCTTCCTACCTCAAAGATACAGATAAGAGAGGGGTCCTCCCTCTCCTCTGTATTTTGTTTTTAACTAATATGTTCTAATTTTATAAAAAAAACAACTCTAATGTCAGAATCTAAAGTTCCAAAATTCTTCAAGCAAGGAGTAATTGTATTACTTATCCTTGCTGGTGTATTCTTGCTAATATTAGCAATCTTTAATAATTCTAGGGGAAACAGACTCCTAGACACTTCTAGTGTATCTGGATGGTTTACTCCTCAAGACAGTGTTCCTCAAGACTCTACTGTATTGGACTCTACTTACTCAGATTCCCTAAAAGTGGTTAAATAATGGAGATATCTGCAGTCCTAACCCAGATCTCTGCCCTTGAGAATAAACTCAAAGATGCAGTTGATCTAGATCAAAAACTAGAAATTAAGGACCAGATATTAGAGATTAAGACCAAACATAATCTTATCCAATCCTCAGATTCACCATATACTTGTGAAGGATGTTCTGCTTAAAACTTAAAGTGGTAGCCCAGACTTGTCTTAGAGATACTAGAAATAGGGATAATGAGAAGGTTCTCTTACACCAAGAGTGCTTTAAACTAACCTCCTTCAAGCCTGCTACTTCTTGTAATTCATGTCAAGGGAACTCCTGTAGAGTTGTTCCCACCCTAGTAGAACTAAAGGTTAATCCGTTTGGGAAATATTCATGTAAGTGTAACTGCCCATGCTAAATCAGATTTATACAGTAAGTAAGAGAGAATATGAGGATACAGATGATAATCTAAGGACAGACTGTGAGTATCAGTTCAGGCTTCTGAATTCCAACAATAAAATCAGAGTTGGTTCAATTATTTGGTTCACAGATATAATTGATAAGAATGCCATTTTCTATACTGAAGTTATCAGAAGAATTGCTGGAGAATATTATTACTCCTCAGGAGCAAGATATTGCATCTCCCAGCCTCTTGGTAAAACCAGTTAATATCACAATCATGCCACCCAAGACCAAAAGTATTACTATCAAAGCTCCTACCTATAATATAGGGGATAGGGTATACTATAATTTACCAGAGGTGGAACTTCCTATGGGACTAGTTATCTCAGTTGTGTATTATCTTGAGCTAGATGAATATGAGTATTGTGTCTCATTTGGTGGAGAAAGTACAGACTGGTGCTCAGAAATAGAACTATCAGAAAATAAAGTATTCTAATGGCGCTAGTATCAGGAGATCCAGAACATTCCTTTTTTGATCAGAATCCTACTCTTAAGTATATCTCAGAGTTCCAGAAACTAAAATCTACTCACTCTGATAAAGAGGTCTCTAAGATCTGTTGGGCCGTGTTTATGATTGAGGAAATAGATTCAGAAGTAAATAAGCTTGCCAGGATGCCTAAAGAGGATAGGATTAAGGAAGTTCATGAGACTTATTATAAGCTAGATATTGATAAGTATGGATATCTACTTGATGCTTACTCTAAACTTGTTCATACACTAGAGGAGCAGATGTTCAAGATCCAAATGGATAAGATGGATGAAATCACTTCTGTATTTAAGAAACTTAAGTTAGATAAGAAGGATGAGTTTGAGAAATACCTAAAGATAGCAGACAAACTTCCCAGGATCTGGGATGGACTGGAAAAGGTTAAGAAGAGAATGATAGAATCTAATTCTAAGTCTAAGATTAGAGGAGGAGGTAAGCTCTCAGCTAGAGAGAGAAGAAAATAATATTCATGAAAGAGAAAGGCCCAGTCAGACTATTCCCCTTACTATACAGTATCTCTAGTTTCTTATTTAAGGATCATCCAGAATATCACCCAGACACTACTGCTTATCAGAAATACTGGGAAGAGCATGAAAAAAGGTGCCTTGAGGGGTTTTGGGCATTAGACTCAGATGGAGAAAGTGGTGGCTGGAGATACATGCCAGGGTTCTTATACTACTATGTGAACTTCTGTATTATTAGAGATGAGGATGAAAAAGGGAATACAGAAAGGATCATAACTCCTCTCTTAAGAGATGTAGAGTGGATCTATTCTTATGGTTGGATAACAGCCAGGGGGTTCTCAGGTTTTGATGGAGACAATAAGTTTACCTGTAATAGAATAGTAAAGAAGATAGAGGATAATAAACCACTTTCTCCCAAAGAAACCAAGCTCCTACAGAAGCATAAACCCAATCTTCTTAAGCCAGATGGCTCTTATAAAGAATATATAGAGGCCAGAGATTACATTTATCACACATTTAAGGAACCTCTAGGAAAACCTCTGTTTGATAATGAGGCACTTAATCTTCTAATTTTTGGAAGTAGGAGATCAGCAAAATCTTATTTCACTGCAAATGCTATCATAGGACACGAATATAACTTCTATGGTAAGAGATTTTTTGATGAGTCTTACTTAACAGCTCCTGCAGGGGTTGAAGTTTTTGTAGGCTCAGCTCAGGGGGCTAAATCAGCTGAACTCCTTAAGAAATTCTTCCATACTCAGGAATGGATTAAAAAACACTTTGGAGCATGGGGTAAAGGAGAAGAATTTATACCAGGGTACTTTGCCAATGACTCTGTTGGAAAACTTACCCCAAATAACTTTGATTCTCCATTTAGGCATGAATATAAGTATTATGAAGGTAATACTTGGATGGTTGGAGGTACAGGGACTAAGATTCTACATGGTGTATTTACTGTAGAAAACCCTCAAGCTGCTGTAGGTCATGGCCCTACAGTTATTGTTATAGAGGAAGTAGGACTTCTTCCTAATCTTTTAGATGTTCTAGCAGCATCAGAAACGGCTCAGATGAGAAGAACTAAGTTTGGTTCTCTGATACTTATAGGAACCGCTGGGAATATGGAGAAGGTTGTGGAGTCTAAAATAGTTTTTGAGGATCCAGAGTCTTATAACATGCTCCCTTATCCTGACCTGTGGGAAGGAAGATCTAAACCTATAGGGCTCTTTATACCGGCCTACTATGTAGATACAGACTTCAAGGATGAGAATGGAAACACCAACCTAGAATTAGCTTATGAACAAGAGTTAAGTGAAAGAGCTAAGAGAGAAAAATCAGATACCTCTGCAGCTCTAGATGGGTATATTATGGCTAGGCCAATTGTACCTAGTGAGATGTTCTTGACTCTTTCTAGTACAATCTTTCCTACTGCTAAGCTTAGAGAAAGATTAGCCTACATTGAGACTCATGATATGTTTAGAATCTGGGCCAGTATTGGGACTCTACACTATGACCCTCAAGAAAGAAACAGAACAGTATGGGAAGAGGACCTATCTAGAAGATCTAAACCCATAACAACTATGAATCTAGACTCTCTTCAGGGACAGATTAATGGAAGTATAGTAGTTTATGAGCATCCTCCTGATAGGATCCCTAGTCCCACTTATAAGAGGTCACTTTATAAGATCTCCTATGACCCACTTAAAGATGATGGATATGGTACTTCTCTTGCCTCTATCTTAGTTCATAAAGGGTACTCTGAAAACAACTGGAATCAAGGAACCCAGGATGATATAGTAGCTGAATATATAGGAAGATATGACTCTATCAATGATGTTCATGAAATAGCCATTAAGCTAGCCATTTACTACAATGCCAAGGTCATGGTAGAAAACAATCTACCAGATTTTATTAGGTACTGTAAGATGAATGGTAGATATCACCTTCTTCAGATCTCTCCTTATGAGGCTATTTCTAAGGCCCTTTTAAATCCTTCTAGAAAATATGAAGTAGGTATTTCTATGTCTAAAGGACTAAATATTCACTGTGAGCAACTTTTAAGACAGTGGTTATTGGAGTCTTGGAAGACTCTTCCTGATGGAAAGGTTCTCTTAAACTTAGATAAAATCAAGTCTCCCAGATTACTTTCTGAACTTATAACCTATGATAGACAGAGAAACTTTGACCATGTGTCTAGCTTTAAACTCCTTGTCTTATGGTTATCCCAGGAAAGAGAGGTCTACATGCTAGAGGCTACTGATAAAGACCCTAAAAAGGATAGTCTAGATAACCTATTTAGTAGTATTATGAAGCCATTTGGACACTCTAAGAGGAACTCTAGAAAAACTAAACAACCATTCCATGCATTCTAAATTCTCGAAGTACTCTAAAGACTATGGTTCTGATAAGTTCTGGACTGGCCCAAGGCTTCCAATTCAGAGACTTTCTTGGGATAAAAAGAAAGCTAATGACTTTGAGTGGGTAGAGAACTGTGCAGACTACTATGACTACTATCATGGATCTCACTACTCTAAAAAGAGAATAGAAAGACTAAAACTAAACTACAATCTCTACAATGGCAGGGGTGAAGAGGCAATGTCTCACTATTCAAGTATGCACATCCCTGATGAAGATGAAGAAATCTTCATAGAGGATAATGTAAGACATCACTCTGTTATAGATCAAATAGCCAAGAGTCTAGTAGGGGAACAGCAAATGCGGCCCCTTAATCCTATGGCTATTGATGCTTCTGGCTATGGGGTTAACTTTAGAAAAAAGAAGAGATTAGAGCTCCTTCAATCCCATATTCAGGAGACTATTATTGGGCCAACCCTAGAACAGATTACTTTAGAGGTAATGATGAGACATGGAGTCCAAGACCCCTACTCTCTTAAACCAGAGGAGCAACAAGATCTAAACTCAGAGATCCAACAGAAGGTAAAGTCTAAGACTCCCAAGGAGATTGAAAATTTCATGAGAAATGAGTATAAGTCTCCTTCAGAACTTCAAGCTCAGAAACTTCTAGATTACCTACTTCATGAGTATGACATTAAATTCATAACAGATCAGGGCTTTAAACATGCCCTAATCACTGGAGAAGAAATCTACTATATAGGAGTTAGACATGATAAACCAGTTATTGAGCTGGTGAATTCTATGGGATTCTCCTACTCAGGCTCTGCCAACACTATGTTTATAGAAGATGGAGAGTGGGCCAAATATGAGCAGTATATGAAGTTCACTGACTTCTTCTCTCAGTATGGGGATCTAATGAAGGAGAAACACCTTAAACAAATGTTTGAGGTCTTCTCAGTAGGAGGTGGTGGAAGGGTAGGTGAACTAGATCCAAGAATGGTCTCTCAAATAGCAGAGTATGATACCAGAACCGGTGTTCTGTCCAATATTCCAGATATTAGAACTATAGATGGTCAAAATCACATCAAATCTCTCTATTCAAGGTTTGGTTCAGATATTGACTCTTATAACTCAATTAGAAAAGCTCATATAGTCTATAAGTCTCTAAGAAAGTTTAAGAGGGTTCATAGAAATCAAAATGGGAAAGTTTTAAAGTTTTGGTGTGATGAGTCATATGTCTTTAATAAAACCAAGGGAGATTTTAAGCAGGATATAGCTTGGATTCCAGAACCTTATCAGTGTACCAAGATTGGGGTAGGAGATGCTATCTATCTAGAAAAAGGTCCTATCCCGTATGCCCATAGATCTATTCATGATCCTTGGGTTGTTAAACTTCCTTATGTAGGAGCAGAGTATAATAAACTTTTTGGTAATGCGGAGAATGTAGCACCTATTGATCTTGGTAAACCCTGGCAATATAAGTTTAATGTCCAGATGGCTAGAATCCATGAAATGGAAGCCACTGATATTGGGAAAATTCTTGTCTGGGCCGAAGGTGCCAAACCCAAGGACTGGAGTTGGCAGAAATTTCTAATGATGATGAAGTATGGCAAAATAGCAGTAGTAGATGCAAACCAAGAAAACTTCACTCCATTTGATGCTCAAATTATAAAACAAATTGACCTTTCTACCATAAATGACATAGCAGGTAAACTCCAGTATCTTGAATTTCTTAGAAACCAAGTTGCTATTTCTATGTCCTACAATCCCTCAAGATTAGGACAAGTAGGAGCCTACACTGCTGTTACTAACAACCAACAGAACATAGTTCAGTCCTCTTACCAGACTGAAGATATCTTCTCTACCCATAATAAGATAGTGGAAAATGTACTAAACATCATGGTCAAAGCATGTAGAAATGCCTTTAGAGACAATGATTTCTCCCGTACCTATCTCCTGGATGATATGAGTATAGCTGACCTAGAAGTAGATTGGGAGGTTCTAGACCAGGCTGAGTTAGGAATTAAGATCAGAAATTCTTCTAAAGACTTTAACAATATCCAAAAAGTCAAAGAACTAGGCCAAGCCATGATTCAAAATGGCCTTATTAGTTTTCCTGAACTAATCAAGCTCCAATGGGCTAGTTCAGGAGCTGATGTACTAAACATAGCAGAACAGGCTGAGGAAAAGAACCAGAAACTAAGAGAAGAACAATCTAGAAAAGAACAAGAAATGCTCCAAATGCAGGCTCAGATGCAGAAGGAACTTGCTAATCTAGCCACCCAAGCAGACCTAGAAAAGCAAAATAGGGAGCATCAGAATCAGCTCTTAATAGCTAAGATTGAGTCTAGTAGGTTTGCTCAACAACAAGATATTGATATGAACAGCATTGATGATGATCTCCAGGCTAAAAGGGAACAGTTACAGTTTGAGATTTTTAAACTCAACCATGAAGCTAGAGAGAGACAAAAGGATAGAGATCTAGAACTCAAGAAACATAAGGATGAGCTTAAAGTGTCAGAAGATGAAGTTAAGGTTAAAAAGATTGTAGCCAATAAACCAGTTCCTAGACCTGCTTCTCCTAAAAAGAAATAACAAACTGCAATACATTTACCAATTTTTTTTAGTGTAATTATAATAAATCTCCTCTGTCAATAATTAAAGTAATAAATTTGTCATGCAAAAATCAAACATGGACCCATCAGAACAACCAGTAGCTGAGTTTGAAGTAGGTAAAGGAATCTTGTTCTCTGCAAATCTAAATGATTTAATAGAAGCTGAAGAACCAGAGGTTCAAGAAGGGCCTACTACCATCTCTATTCCTAAACCTGGGGTTAACAAATTTAACCAAGAACCAGAAGAGGAGGAAGAAGAGGACTCAGAAGAAGGTAAATCAGATCTTCCAGAGAAGGAAGATGAATCCAGTGAAGATGATATAACAGGAGATAAGTATAAAGACTACTCAGATAGTGCTCTTTATGCCCTCTCCTTAGAATCTAAAAGACCTGGGTTATTTGGAGATATCAAGAAGGAAATGAGTCCTGAGGAGTTTGTAGAACTCTTGGATTCTAAGGTAATAGAAGCAATGGATAGAGCTAAAGAAGCTGCTATCAACTCGGTTTCTCAGGGAGCTGAATATATTGATATTCTTCTAAATTCTCCAAATCCTGAACTTACCAAGGATGTTATCAAACAGGCTGATTTGTGTGAAGCTTTTGCTAGCATGGATCTAGATGATGCAAAAAATGAAGATATAGAGACTATGATGAAAGAAATGCATAGGCTCAAGGAAATACCAACAGAAGATAGTGAAGAGCTCATTGAGACTTTTAAGGAGTCTGGAAGGTTAAAGTCTAAGGCCAAAGAAGGACTTCAATTCTTTGCCAACCTCAAGCAGACCCTAATTTCTCATGAAAAATTTCAACAAGATGAATATAGAAGGTCTTATGAAGATGGAGTTAAAGCCCAAAGACAAGAGGTAGATAAAGTAATATCCTCAGGTAAGATTCTAGGGTTCTCTGTTCCTAAGCCTAAACAAGAAGAATTTAAGAAATGGATGTATAATCCTACCGAGATAGTAGAGTATGAGGATCCACAATCTAAAAAGAAAGTATCCCAAAGACTCACTAAAGCTCAGGTAGCAATGAATGAATTCAACAAGAGTACAGAAAAACAGTTGGCTTTTTACCTTTCTCTAATGGATAATTTTGAAAATACCATAGTTAAGGAAGAAGCTAAGGAGGAAAGAGACAATGAGATCCTTAAGTACTTAGGTACTAGAAAGGGAGCTCAACCCAAGAAAACTCAAAGAAAAAATGCTTTCCTAGATTATAACTAATCTAACCTATTCTGACCCATAACTTAACCTAACCCACCAAACTATGAGACCTACTCAGGGCGTATCTAAATTTAAGATCTATGAGGAGTCTACTAAGAGAGACAAATATTGGGCAAATTATGCCGATGAGAATGTTCTCTTACATACTCATCAATTTGTAAAACCTTGGATTGACCTCACAGATCCGGTAATTCAGTACATCTCAACCCATGCTCCCTCTCTTGAAACTGGGAGAACTTCTCTGCAGAACTGGCTTCAAGGTTCAGGTAGGGTAAGAACTATTGATACTGACTATGTAAGGTGGAAACTTCGAGGTACTGGGGAAGTCCAGGCAGTTTCCTATGAAAACCAACATCCTGGTGTAGCCGCTCCTGGGGTACATGGTACTAGATTTAATGTTAAACTAGATCTTGAATCTTTTGTAGTTGGTGATATTATAGCCCCTGACGTTGCCAAGGAAGCCTCTGTTATTGTGGAAGAACTTCCAGGATCTCATGGTTCAGGGTTTATCTACCCGGTAGTCCTAGCAGACAAAGACCCCAGCTCATTCTTCCCTCCTGAGCTCTTAGAGTCTAATCTTAGATGGATCAAGTTGGGAGCTGTATATGGAGAAGCTTCTAGAGGTTACGGGTCAACTCAGTTTATGGGTATGTCCTATATTGAGTTTCAATCTAGCCTAACTGATTGGGGTAAGCATGTGGAAGTCACAAATAAAGCTCACCAACTTAACCTAAAACTTCAAGCCTGTGATGCTAAGGGAGCCTTGATGACAGATTATCCAGCTCAGCTTATTTCTTGGATTGAGGCAGAGTTCCTGCGTCAAGCTAAGTGGGAAAAAGAACTGATGCTCTACTATGGTAGAGATATTGGTAGAACTAAGACTGATGAAACTTCATCTTATCATAGAAGGGGTGGACCCGGTCTACTTGAGTTTCTTGAAGATGGTAATGTAATTGATTATCCTGTAGAAGGTGGTTCTATTGATATGTTTGTAGAATTCCTTCAGGCAGTATGGTTTGATAGAGTTCCCCCAGATCAAAGAAATATAGTTATCTACACAGGTCAGGGTGGTCTGAAACTTTGGAATGACTGGATTGCTAAGAAGTTCTCTACTTCTGCTGTTGTAGCTGACTTTAATAGATTTGTAGGGACAACAAAAGCTTTTGATCCCAAGAACTATAATGGGTATGAGTTCCAAACAGCTCAGTTTACCAAGTATAATATTCAGCCTTTTGGTTCAGTTAGGGTAGAACATTGGTCTATTTTAGACTCTACTTACCTTAATGGGTCTCTCTTGCACCCATCTACTGGCCTTCCACTTACTTCTTATGAGTTTATTGTATTAGATCATGGCCTCGGAAATGGAACTGGTTCTAATATCGAACTTCTTAAGAGAGCAGATTCAGAAGTATTTACTTATGAATGTGGAACTTGGTCACCTATGGGCCCAATTAACAATGGCAGAGGTGGTGGTGGAGCCTTCCCATGTACAGGTCCCAATAGATCTTATATTCTTTATGCAGCTGATACCTTTGGCATTAGAGTTAAGGACGTCAGCCTAACCGCCTGGTTTAAGCCCGCGGTAACCCTCTAGAATAAAACAATCATAACAAATGTCAGAATTAGTAACAATCAGACCCAGAAAAGGGAGCAGAAAATTTACTGCAATTGAGGGAGTAATGTCCCAATTCTCCATGATTAAGTCTGGAGATAAAGAAGGATTTAAAGAAACCGGGGAGTACAAGAGAGAAAGATTTCCTAGTTCTAGACAGATTTCTAGAATTAAGTGGAGCGAATCTAAGAGAATGTGGAGACTTAAGGGTTATGAAAAAGTAACTTCAGACCTTCAGACAGAACTAGATAAACTAGTTAAAGGTTGTAAGGTCAAGTATCCAGAAGGTCATATTAGGGCAGGACATTATATTGAAACTGCAGATGTTTATGATAGAAGAGATCCTTTCTTCATCCATGATGAGGTAAAATTCATCCAGAAAGAAGGAGAAGCTGTCCTTGATAAGGAAAGACCTCTAGATAAGATTCTCTTGATGGGCCTTGAAGCATCATCTGAGTTTTCCTCAGGTGGAGAGAGTATAAATCCTCTTATGTCCACTAGAGTAAGATATGTCATAGTAGATAAAAATATTGATTCTAAAGCCAAAAAGGACAATAGAACTCAGACCACTAAGGCGGTCAAACTCTATGATGCTCTTACTGATGCTAAAAAGTCTAAGATAGCCCTAGCTCTACAACTGATCTCTGATACTGATGTAGATAGAACTATGATTGATGAGCTCATGTGGGCATATCTAAATGACTCTACTACTAAAGTTTCTGATAATCTTACTAAACAGGATTTCTTTATTCACATCTGTGGAACTACTAATGAAGAACTTGAACTTAGAACCCTTATTGCTAAGGGTAAAAAGTCGGGAGCTCTGAAGTATCAAAGAAATTCTGGGTGGATGCTATTTGGAAATGTAGTCTCTAGGCATGAAGCAGGAATTTATGATTATCTCTCAGATCCTCAAAATCAAGAAATGATCATCAGACTAGAACACCTGATTAAGAGTAATGGCTAGAGCAATGATTAACTCTCATGATAAAATCTACACAACTGAGCTATGAATATGGAAAACAGCTCAATAGAGTCAATTCAGACTTCAATAAAGCTATAGCTGTTGTAGATAGAGATAGTTACTTGAACCATGCTATTAACATCCTTCAAGAGAATTATTCAGTAATTATAGAGGTTAACCCCTCAGTCCGGGATCATTTTAGGCAGATTGAGCTTAAAAACATTCCATTAGTGATAACAGAGACCAAACCAGATCACGTAATAGCTGCTATTCCCTCTAATTACTATAGAAGAGTAAGACTTCAGGCTGTAGGGTCAAAACCCAGTTGTGGAGATAAAGATTTAAGAGTTAATATAATTCAATCAGACGATCTCTCAGAAGCTCTCTATAATCCCCACTGGAAGCCCAGTTTTAACTGGGAAGAGACATTTGCAGATGAGGGAGTTGGGGGGTTCTATGTCTACAGAGACAACTTTGATATTAAGTCGGTAACTCTAGACTACATTAGAAAGATACCAGAAATAGCTACCCCTAGTCTACTCTCTTGTGATCCAAAGTGTTATGTTAACAGTTCTGGTGAGAGTATATGTGATGATCAAGACTTTCTAATAGATAGTACCTATGTGTGGAGAAAGGTAGTAAACCTTGCGGTTCTTCTTACTCTCAGAGATCTCGGTCAAATAGATGATTACCAAACTAAGCAAAATGAAATTCTCTTTACAGAGAAGGCATTTTTGAACTAGACTAAATTAACTCTAATAATACTAACTATACTAACTTAATTTATTAAATTCTTTTCTAATGCCAAACATTGTTCGAGAAAACATTCTTGCATCCTCTGGTAATCAGAGTCTGTTTCCTGCAGGTACAGCGGTGTATCTGTTTGATGCCTCAGGACCACCTACTCTAAATGGGGTCCTTGCTAATCAACTAGTTATTTATAACTATGACACCAATGTCTCACTATCTCCTGGAGAAACTATTCTTACAGCAGATAAGATAGTTATTGCTCAAGGAGTTGACCTTAATGGAGATGGGCTTGCAGATACCCTTAGAGGGCCATTTGGGGATAAGATCTATGGGTGTAACATTAGTGGTGCTAACGTAAAACCCCCAGTTTGTGGATTGGTAGATGTTTTGGATATCTCAGCTAGCTGTATTAGGTGTGATGAAGATTATTCACTTAATATTACAGTAGAAGATGATCTAACTCAGAACCAATACCCCTATAACCGTCCAGCTGTTTATACCTTCTCAGTAAATGCTGGTTGTTGTGCCTGTGATTCCTGTACAGATGGTGTAGATTGCCAGGCTCTTTTCTGCCTTTTAGCAGACCAAATTAATGGGAAGAATACAGGTAATGCCCTGACTAGTGGTCAGTTTCTCCAAAGAGCAAGAAATAGATCAGTGGCTACTCAGCCATTTTATGCCTACCCTTTGTATGCGAATGATTATATCTTTTGTCTTAGTACAATTGATGCTGTCGCGGATACCTGTGATAATTGTAACTATGTTGAAGCCATTAATGGTATTACTATTAATGCGGGTGATGAAGACGAAATTACTGTAAATTTCACTAATACTGTATCAGTTGTTGGTGCAGAGAGACTTTCCTTGATCTCTAGACTTCCTAGAATTGTTCAGCTTATTAATGCTGCATTTGAGGCAAATGGCTCAGTAGGATCTGCTGTAATTACCAGAGGATTGAATGGCTCAGGTGCTCCTTGTTGTGACTATCAGCTGAGAATTAACTCCTGTGTTCCTATTGAGTTGTTTGATGATGATGGTGAAGTATCAACCCCACTTGAGCCTTGTGTTGAAGGTTCTCCTTTTGAAGACATTATCACAGAAGGAACATGTAAAGGTTGTTCTACACCTACTACAACTACTCCAACCTGTGGACTTAGACTAGTGGCTAAACCAGTTGATATCTTCTGCAATTGCTATACCTCTCCTGATACCCCTAGAGGATGGTTCTCCAGAAAACTAGGTGTTAATATAGGTCAAGACTCAGGTTTTACTTGTGGAAGCTTCCATATTAATAGAGTTCAAGTTGCTACCATTCCAGAAGGATTTGGATATGAATGGCAAGTAAGAGCCGCTAACCAGAGTGTTGGTGGAATGGGAAGAGACTATAATCCTTGGGGATGGGATCCTCACGGTAGATGGGGTTCTCCTTTAGCTGGTAGTAGAGGTACAGAAGGTCATTTAGGCATTGTCTGTGCAGAGTCCTATTGTGTGTACTCTATAGAACATGTACTTCCTAATGCTGATATTAGTGTTCAAGGTAATGTATATGGAAACAGGGGTAGGACTATAGTTTTGATTCCTTTTGATGATAGTGTAACTCAGTCTGAGTTTGAGGCAATTATCAATCCATACCTGCTTTCTAGTCATTGTCCAAATAAAGTGATTCTATATTGCGTTGACTAAGGCTAATATATAGGGGAGATTTCTCCCCTTATTTTTCCTGTTAGTATATTAATAAATTCTCATATAATGGCTAATAAAGTACATGTAGAATCTGGAGGTCTATGGAAGGTAGTTGGTAGTAAAAGAGTAGGTTTTAATTCTCTTGCTGATGCTATTTTTGAGCTATCAAAGTGCGGTCTAACTTTCTATGATCAGGTTACTGAAAGTTGTGTTAGGATTACAGTTCAAAATGGTGTTCTTGTAGTAGATGCTGATCCATCTACTGTTGAATCATTCTGTGTAGTTAGTTATGTTCTTCCCAATCCTGCCTATCGGTCTGTTGGAGTTTATGATTCTGATGGAGGTGGTATTGAAGACAACGATACTGTTACTATAAATGGTAGGGTATATACTTTTAAGGACTCTCCAGTTGCTGCTGATGAAGTTGATGTTGGTGGAACAGATACTATTTCTGTAGGAAATCTTGTTAATGCCATTAATCTCACAGGTATTGCTGGGACGACTTATGGTGCAGCTACTACAATTAATGCTCATGTAACAGCAGTTGATGGGGTAGATGGTACTATGACAGTTACTTCTAAGCTCTTTGGTAATAATACCGACTACGGTGTATCTACATCCGTAGGTGCTTGGGGTGCTGGAAATCTTACTAACCTAGGAACAGAAAGCATATTAGTTGCTTCTACACCTGTTGTTGGTGGACCCTACGAAATCCGTAGTCCTGGTGTGAATGGAGGTTCTCTACTGTCTACATTATCAGCAAACGTTGAGGCGTTGTTGATTGCGAATGGAGTTGCTCCTATAGGTGTTACAACGTCTATTGTGGGTTTAACCTTTAAAATTGATGTAACAATTGATCATGTACAGATAAATGCATTAGAACCAATTACAATTGTGGTTGATGTTCTTGGAGGTCCAAGCATTACAACGGATTGTCCTGGTTTTTCATATAACTAGAGATTAAATCTATCAACAATCAACAATGACACTCTTTCTGCTTACACTCCTTATTATATTGTTCCTACTTAGGATTCTTAAATTTGATACTCTCAGATTTAGAGAATTGGTTAACAAGGTTAAAGGCTGGTTTAAACCTAGTTCCTAAACAGACTCATAATGGCTTGTTCATGTATAGTCAAAGGATACTTCAACTTTCATCTCTCCTCAATAACCAATGAGGCTCTTATATATGAAGATGCCTCAGTTTGGGCAACCGGGGAGGACTATGTATTTCCTACTACCTATTCTCTAGATATCAAGACCCCAGTTGGAGCCATCTATACTGTAGAGGTTAATGCTTCAGGTAAAAATAGAATAGATTCAACCACTCTAGGATTAGGTGCCAACCTAACGTTCATGGATGGAATCTACTGTTTTACACTAGAGAACTGTGGTAAGATCTATTCTAAATCTAAGGCATATACTCCTAACTCAGAGTGTTGTATCCTTAACCTCTTATCTAGGGCCAAGACAGACATAGACTTTGAGATTATTCAGAGACTTTCCTTTTATCTTAAGTCTGTTCATATTAACTCAGAGCTCAAAAAAGAAGAACTAGCAACAGAGTTCTTTCAAAAACTTCAAAAGGAGTTTCAACTTCTAAACTGTAACTGCGATGGCTTGTAACTGCATACTAAGTGGTGTCTCCATTCCTCCTCCAGCTCCAGCTTGTCCATCCTGTCTAAGGGCGGGGAGTGCAGTAGTAGCTTGTGAAGACTCAGTCCCTCCAGGTGGTGCTGGGATAATTGATGTTTCTGAGTTAGGAGAAGTTGGCACTTGTGCAGATCCTGTTCTCTATCAGATTGTTGGATTTGATGACTCCTTCTCTAGTGTAACAATAAATGCTTCTGGGGTTATATCCTTTACTTTTACTCCTGAGGCTATACCTGGGACTTTTCCAGAGATTAGATTTAAAATTATCTGTCCCGATACTATCTTTTCTTCTGTTGGTAGGGTATTAGTATGTGTTCAAAACCTTTGCATTTTTGTTGTCTGTCCTGAAGGAGAATTCTGTAATCCTGAAACAGGTGTATGTGAGGAAATTCCCCCAATTATTAACGCTGGAGTAGATTAATTATGGCATTTAACGTACTTGTAAACGGACAAACTGTATCTCTGGCTCTAAACTCTGATGAGTTCTTTAACACAGGAGAGGGTAGAATAAGAGTATTTAATAATGGGACTGCTGTTATTACCAATGCTGAGGTTGTAGTTACAGTTCCTGCAGGTATTACTATCTCTGGAAGTACTCCAACTCAGGGTGTTTTTTTAGTAGATACCTGGACTATAGGTACTATTAATCCTGGTACCCCCGCAAACGATGAGTTTTTAGATCTTGAGTTTACTATAACAGATGAGACTCTTGCTCCATTTGTTATTACTTATGTTCTTACTCATGATGATACTCCAGATGATACCTCTACAGATAATGCTGGAGAAAGAACAATAAGTGGTATTTCTTGTTCTACATTTTTAGCATGTGTATGTTCCTCAGATGTGTCTGCAATAAGAACTATAGATGAGGATGATGATATAGCTTTAACAGATGGAACAGTTCTAGTTATAGCTGACAGTGAAGAAGAAGCTTCTGATGTTACTCTTACTCTTCCGTTAGCAGCAGATGCTTACTCTGCTACAGATGAAGTTTCTGGATGTGGAAGAAAGTTTACAATTAAAGTTCTTCATAATGATGGTGGAAACAATTCTGTGTTCCTCTCAGCACAAGTTGGAGAAGTTATAGTCAATGATACTACAATAGCCGGAGCCTCACAGACAGTAGAATTAACAGAATTAGGATCTAGTATTAAGGTTCAATCAGATGGTGTCAACTGGTATATTATTACATAGATTATGTTGTCCAATACCTTAGTTTTAATAATGAAATGGATTATAGGATCGGTCGTGTTCTTAGTAGTATTATTGTCCTCCTTTGGACGTTCTCTACATCAGGAAGTTCCTACTCCAGAGAGTTACAATATGGAAGAGAATATGCTTTTATACAATTCTCCCATTTTGGAAACTACTCTAAGTGGGGAACAGATTCTATACCCAACCTTGGAGGACTGCGCAATTTTGAAGGGAATCAGTCCTCAGGAAGTACTGGAAATGATAAACCAAAAAGACCTTATCGTATATCCAAGTACATCAGCTATATTGAATCAGTAAGAACCTCTCACAATGTTTCTAACATTCCTGATGATAGACAATTATCAATAATGAGGAATGCTGGAACTAAGTTCTTTGATCCTCTTAGATCTTATTTTAATAAACCAATACATATATCGTCATTTTTTAGATCTAAAGAACTTAATACAAAAGTTGGTGGATCTCCAACAAGTCATCATATGGTCCTTGGTAATATTTGTGCAATAGATATAGACCAAGATGGATCTCCAAATGGACCTACTAACCTTGAGTTATTTAACCACATAAAGAACAATTTAGAGTATTATGTCTTAATTTGGGAATTTGGAATTAATGTCCCAAACTGGATACATGTAGCATACTCACTAAATCCAGAAGATAATAAAAAGAAAAATACCTACAGAGCTTCTAAGATTAATAATGTAACCGTTTATACTAGAATTTAATGTCACATCTTATTCAAAAATTTACTCTCTCTGATGGAGTCAATGACTTTGAAGTAACCTATAATGATGTTGTAGAGCTTACATCTTCAGATGGAACTGTTGCACTTGATGCAAGTGTTGCAGGTACTATAGATATAACATCTACAGCAGCAACTGATACTAACTTCTTCGAGGACAATCTTGTTCAAAATGCAAACAGAACCCATAATCAAGCAAGTTTTGATACTACAATTAATAATGTAAGTGCATTTACTCTTGTTGGAACGGATGCTTCTTCTACATTTACAAGTCACAACAATGCTGGAGGTGGAGTCGCTATAACGGGTGCTGTTACTGCTGCTTCTACTAACACTGTACTTCCCGCATTACGTGTTCAAAGGGAATCCTCTGCTGCTCCTGCTGCCGGAATAGGTGTAAGAGCAGAATATTTTGTTGATGGTAGTGCTGGTACACCAGTAGCAGCATGTAATCTGGATGTGGTATTGTCCGATGTTACAGCAACAGATCCTATAGGTACTTATGCAATATATTTGCCAAGTGGACTTGGTACAACACTTTTTGAGAATTTCTTTATCAATGGTGCAACAGGACAAGTACGACTATCAGGTTATGGTGCCGGTGCATTAATTCAAAGTAATCCTCCATATCTATTGGGGGTTACTGCTGGTTCTGAAGTTATAGAAGTAGAACTTTGTGCAGAAGTAGATGATTGTCTTGGAATTGGTGGGGAGGGGGCTTCTCCTGACCTGTTTCTAAATCAAGATGGGAACTGGATTGACCCCATTGAACAAGCAGCAAAGATAGTTGAACGGTCATATAGTCATTTGGGACAGGGACTTGCAGGGCAGTTTTATGCAGGAGGATATTATCAAGCAGCGGCAACAGATTATAATCTGAACCAAGGGGATGATGATACTACAATTGGTACAACAAATGGGGCGTATGGAGCACATGTGTTTATTGTTGCAGCAGCTGCAGGTACGGCATCTGGTGGTACAGGAACAGCAGATATTACAATATCTGGAACATCTGTTGATGATGATGGAGTTAGGACTCCAGCAGATACAGAGGTTATTGTAGCAGATGTTACAACTATTGCAACTAATGAATATTATCAGACTGCAAGACGATGGGTGGGGCAGGTAGAAATTACGTTAGCTCCTACAGTTGATCACACATCATATGCAGTAGATTTTAATGCTGGATTTGCATTTTATGAATCCATGGTGAACTCGCATTTAACCAAATTTACAATTGATGGATATGCTGGGTTTTCAGATACTGGTTTCAACATTGAGGTAATTACACATAATGAATCTGGGGGAACACCATTGTGGACATATAGTGCAGCTGCCTTTGTACCAGGACTTGCAGCTGGTTATTTGTCACTCCAAGATGAGTACAATACAGAATACGAAACTTTTGCGGGAGAGTACATAGGTTGGAGACGACTTATTGCACCTATTGCTGATGAGGATCGTGGATATTTTTTCAGAATTACACAGGGGGGTTCTCATATTGGAGAAGGGCCAACTACGCATATTAATTTCAATGTTGTTATAACACAAGAACCAATTATTATTATTTAACACTTTATGTAGTGGTATCTGGACTTAAATTTGTTGAAGATTTTATAACACGGGAGGAAGAAGAGCTTATAGTTTCCAAACTTCCAGTTTCTCCTAAAAAGTCACGTAAATCCGGTAGAAGTTCAATTTGGAGATACGGAGCTAAGGTCTATGGAAATAAAGTTGTATCAGCTAATTTACCGGAATACTTGAATTTTCTCTTAGATAGATTAGTGGAACATAAATACCTAAAATCTAGACCAGATCACATTACAATTAATGAATATCAAAAAGGGGATTCTATATCTGCCCATATAGATAATGAACAAAGTGGACCTATTATTTCTATAGTTTCTCTTTTATCAGATGCAAACATGGTTTTAACCAAAACCCCAGATAAAACAAACATTTTAATTCCAAGTAAAAGTCTTCTTCAACTTTCAGGAGAATCTAGGTGGGATTGGAAACATGCAATCTTACCAGTTCCCAATCTTAGATATTCTATAGTTTTCAGAGATTCTAAATTAAATTCCTAAATGGGAGCACAACTTTCACCAAAAGAACTTACAAGGGCACTTCGTACAGCAATAAGTCAATCCAACTCTGGTTCTTCCTTTGTTATAAGAGATGTTTGTATATCAGATCCTATTAACCCGGAGGAATGTATTAATGCATATCTAATCTTATGTGTTACTGCAGATGGTACTACAGTCAATAGAGTAGAGCTTGCTGATGGTACCCTTGTAGAAAATCCAGTATTTGTATCCTGTGATTGTGAATGTTCAGATGTCCCTACCTGTGAAGACTGTACCCAAATGGTAGTTTTTCCAGAGTACAATGATACAGATGAATTCTTTTTTAATGCTACATCTCTTGGACTTTGGAGTGGTGGAATTACACCTCTGAGGAATAATTTTAATGCTGCTGTACAAGCAGTTTATGCTGCTGAAGGAATTCCAGCCTACCAGCTCACCAGTACCAACATTATAGAGACACAATTTGGACTGCAATTTTTAATTACTGGCTGTAAACTTCTTACAGATAACCAAATTAGGAGAGTAGATTCTACTGTTACGGGATGTACAGGTTGTGATGTAGAAACACATTGGATTACTATTGAGAACTTTGTTGATTATCCTGCCGGTAATATTGTTCTCGTAGGTACTGAGGGTATTACTATATTTTTAACAGAGAATACCTTAGATGCTGTTCAGGCTGAAATAGAAGGTTTACTTAATCTTGACAATATAACGTATAATTCAGTAACCGTAACAGGGACGGGAGTAGGAGTAGGTGCAGTTTTGACAGCTGTTATCAATGCTGCGGGTACAGGGTATACTGTTGGTGATTTACTTACTATTACTGGAGGGAATGATGATGCAATTGTAGAAGTTACAACTATAGGTGGTGCAGGTGAAATCACTGGGTTGGTTCTAAATGTACCCGGTACAGATTATAGCCCTTTTGATTTAGCTGCCCTTGCTCTTGTTGGAGGAACTGGTGCAGCAGCAACAGTGAATATTACTGTTGATGATCCCTTTGGAGATGTAACAATTACTATTTGTGCAGCTACAGGAGAAATTGATTCCCATTACAATAATGTAATTGATCCCAATGACGTTTTTTATATCCAATGGTCTATTTTCAGGGCCATTGATGAGGAAGATTTTAGTTCTGAGCTTATAAGTTCAGGAGAGTGTGCAACTTTCCAAGCATATTGTCCTTGTGAAGAGTGTGTTTATACAGCAGTAATAGAGAGTGCATTAGTTGATGACGATCTGTTCTTCTTTGGTGACCCCATTGGAACTTATGATGCAAGTATAGGTCAACAGGCACTTATTGAGGCAAACCTTCTCGCACTACTTTTTCCAATCTATACGTCTTTAGGACTTCCCCTTCCTACTGTTTCAGTAATAGCTGGGGCATTTGTAGACCCAACAGGTAGTCCTATTATCTTCCAATTTACGGGCTGTAGACTTCCAGATAGTATATTGGAAGGAGATCTCTTTCACATAGTACATGAGGGGGATGGAGCAGCAGGTAAATTAGATAGAATTTATTTCGATAACTCTTGTGAAGAATGTGGATGTACTTGGAGTGTAACTATTCCAGATTGGGCACAATGGACTGGTGAAAGTGGTGACATCGTTATTGTTGGTAAAAATATTATGAATAGCCTTGGGTTAGTTGCTGCTTCTACTCTATCTGAGTTATATGCTTTGATATATTCGTTTCTTATAAATCAAGGAGTTACATTTTCTAATCTCACTGTTACTGGATCACTCACAGGAGATGTAACAATTACCATTTGTACAACTGACCCTTATTTCTATTCATTTCTTGATTTAGAGGCTGAAGTTGTCATCTGGATAATAGCCTTATCTGATGGTGTCAACGCACCGTTATTTTTACCATTTATTCCTTCAGCAGGATGTTGTGAGCAGTGTGATTATGTTTCACAAGTAACTACTGAGGATGGTGATATTTATTTCAATAACATACTTTTAGGTGATACAGGAGATCTAGAAGCTACTCTCCAAGCTGCATTTGAAACTGCTGTAGCAACAGTTTTTGCTGGATCAACTGTGACTTTAGCATCAGTAGTTTCAATTAGCGAAATTGATTGGCAATTTGTGATCATTGCCTGTGATATACCCACAGTTCTTACCATTGAAGTTAGAGATGGAGAAACAGTGCTTGAAACTCTGACATTTGATAAACAGTGTCCACCAACACCATTGGTATCATAACCTATAAAAATATTAAACTATGGAACTTGCAAGTATATTCCCAAAAGATAAGGAAGCAACAAGAAGTAAGATTGTAGGTGTATTGGCAAATATAGAAGACAGGGAAGCTGTTCGTAAGAAGATTGGTGACCCCAAAGCTCTATCCTTAGATTTGAGTGCAACTGGGAAATCCCCAGCCACACATGCTGCATGTATTTCACCTGTATCCGAGAAAAGGTTAGCTAAATGGAAAGCACTTCAAAAACTCACCACAATTGAGGAAAATACAAGTATTCTTCAAATACTACACAAATGGGGATTAAGGCTTGTAAAACAATAACCCCCGAAGAAAGAGGTAAGATTCTTGAATTTATTAGTGGTCTAAAGGGTTCCACTGTCGAAAATATACACATTAAGACTGTAGCAGAAGGATTAAAGGGAGTTGCCCATATGTGGGATATCTCTAAGACGGAGGTTTCAACTTACCTGTCTACTTTTCAAAGTGATGGGAATTTAAGAACTGAAGAACTTCCATCATCGGTATTTGACATACTTCAGAGGATTAGTGATTTAACAGGATTCAAAGAAAACATATTCCTACAAATCATAGATCAATCCACTGGAGGGGAAATTAAGCCACACTACGATACAGCTTACCCCGGATATATAAATGTAAAAGCCAATACTCCAGTTATTTCAGAATCCTATAAATTGTTTGTAGGGGAGGAAGTGTGGGATATAGAAGAGGGAGACTTATATACGTTTGAAGCCTCTTTGTACAAACACTGGGCATTACCTTTTAATTCTCGCAGAGTGTTGTTAAGTTTTGGTTTTGGTGTTCCTTATGAGAAAATAGGTAGAACTAAAGATGACCCTCTGATTAGAATGAGTGAACGAATTTATAGGTATTTTCAAAATGGGACATAAAAAAGACTGTTGTTGTTGTGATGGGGTAGTTTCTGGAAATGAACCTCTTATCTATGAGGCCATATTAACACAAGATGGCACGGCATCTCCTCCAGTTGCTACAGAGTTGAGAAATAATTTTAGTGGGAGTTTTGTGTGGGAATATGGATCACTTGGTGCCTATATTGGAAATCTTACGGGTCAATTTCCATCTCAATATAAAGTTCTATTTTTTCTAACATTGGGTCAAGGGGGGGTCGCTTACAGCTGTGTGGCATATTGGCTGGATTCTGATAGAATAGCAATAGACTTTTTTGATAATGCTGGCAGCCCGGTTGATTTTAGTGGGCTGGCGTATATAACAATTAAAGTCTACCCTTAATCATGGGACATAAAAGAGATTGCTGTTGCTGTGAATTTGAGCTAACTACTCTATCTCCCCCTGTTGATGCACCTGGAGCAGGAGACCCTGTTGTACTTTTTAATCCAGATACAGGGATATTTTATTACTGGGATGGAGATAGTTGGGAAGTATTCGGCAGTGAGGGTGGTTGTCCATGTATAGAAGAACTCACCTATGCTGAAGCTCAGGCTTTAGTAGCTGGAGACACAGTAGTTCCCGGCCAAGAGTATAAAATCACAGAAATAGGTGATCTTGGTGTATTCCTTAGAGGATTAGATACCAACTCTTTCACAAGAGAAGGCACAAGACTCATGTTGGTTCCTACCTACTATGGAACTGCTGATATCTCAGACGGTAATGTGTGGCTTGGGGTATGGTATGCAGGGCTTACTCCCGCCGTTGGAGATTTAGCAATATGGGGCGGACAAGTGTGGATAAACCTTAATGGGAATGTAGGAACACCTAATAATGATGCCGGATTAGATGGAGAGTGGGATTTAGTTTCTAAGGCAGCGTTTAGTAACGGAGAGTATGTAGAGATGACATTTGGTGTTTCATTTGACTTTGAAAATGGCTGGATTGAGCGGCAGTGGGACGGCAAGGGGAATGTCTTTGGAGTGAATTTTTCCTATCACGTAGATAATTTTGGCGGCCTTTCTAATCTTGTAGACATTTCTGATTGGAATTATGGAACTATAATTTCTATTGACGGATTTTTGGGTAATGTTTGTTATGGGGTTTCTAACAATACTGTTGGAGGAGCGGTGATTAGGGACAACATAATTCCGGGTAGAATATATAATAATGTTGTAGAGGGAACTATACACAGTAATACAAATATCGGGAGTATATCTAACAATACTCTCTCCGTCGGAGGGATTTCTGGGAATAGTAATATTGGGAGCATATCTGCTAATTCCAACAATGGGAATATTGAAGGTAATTCAAATAAAGGAAACATTGAAGAGAACTCAAATGCGGGGGATATTGAGTCTAATGATAATTTAGGAGTTATCAATGAGAACTCAAATACAGGAGAAATATTACAGAATAGTAATGCCGGAGGAATTGTTAACAATACTAATCTTGGGGATATCTTACTAAACAACAACAACGGAGATATAAGCGGTAATCTTGACCCAGTACAAGAGATCAGCAGAAACTCCAACACAGATGATATTTCGGACAACATTAATATCGGAGTTATACAGAACAACTCTAATGTTGGAAATATTGTAGCAAACGGTACTACTGTTACTGTTATATTCGGAAATAGCAATAGCGGGAATGTCACCAGTAACGTCAACACCGGGCAGATAGTAAGCAACTCAAACAACGGCAATATTTCAGGTAATTTAGGCAATGTGACTAATATTACGTATAACTCTAATGCCGGAGGAATTGTTAACAATGATAATGGAGGGGCAATATCAAACAACTTAAATGGTGGAGACATAGCGAGTAACTCTAATAATGGAAATATAACATATAATTCTAACAGTATCGCTATTGAGAATAACT